CTGGTCTTGCCGTTGGCGAGGGTCACGGTGAAGGATTGCTTTGCCATTTTGATCTCCTTGATCATCTTGCAGGGTGAAGCCGCAGGGTGGTTCCGGCGGCTGACACCATTCCATCACGCATGTCAAACAGGGGGGGCATAATAGGACAAAATGGACACCCAGGAGGGGCAAGGGGGTCTGGCTCGTGCTTCCAGGGGGCGCAGGGGGGCATAAGCCACAAATCGGACAGCACACTACCCTAATAGGTACAGGAACAGACGACCTGGGGGGTTTTTAGTTCGGTACCCCCGTGCGGTGTGTACAGACCCGAGAAAAATTTCGACCAGAAATGGCGTATTTGCAGGGTGTCTAAAAGTTTTTTTCGGCAGGTACTTGCTTTTTGTTCAATGCAAGACTCAAGGTTTAAAGTAGAAGGACTTTTTCTGCTTAAGCCTCCCGCCGCCGCGGGGGGCGTTGGTCGGCTTACTGAAAGACCGGATCGGAGTGCCGCCACGGGGCGGCTCTCCTAGAGCCGGTATCATGACGGAACGGACACAGCGTTCCTACAGATCAAGCCCCACTTTTTAACCTGGGGTGAGGTATGTCTTCTGTCGCTCGCACTGTGAAGTCTTATGAGCCGTTTGCTTCCTGCGCTACTGACGCAGCGATTTTCTATGCGTTGGAGGAGAAGGGTGATTCCTGGTGGAATCGGAATGTGTGGCATTTCGTTTCCCTGAGTAATGAATCTCCTTGCGCCCTCTGGCGGGGCGCTGTTGAGGCCAACCGGAATGAGAGTGGTCGCTCGTTGCCTGTGCCGATTGTTGACTTGAAGATCGCTGGCGATACGGGCTATGTGGGTGTGAAGGTTCGCCGGTTGTTGTATGCGTGGGCTTTTGGTTATGAGGAGTTACCTGACGGTAAGCAAGTTCAGTTTTCCACCGACGAGGTTATTGCGATGACCTGCTGGAACAACTTGTGTGTCCGACCAGGACACATGGAGAAGGTCAGTCGGATGGAGTTGGGTAAGAAGGCATGGCTCAGGGAGACAGAACTGGTCGGCGGGTAGTCGGCACTGAGGTTGCTAAGGGTGAGTTTCTGCAACTGATCCGCTCTGGTGAGCGGGTTCGGGATGCGTTGCGTGTAGTGCAGCGGTCTCGCTCGTGGTATCAGGATCAGCGTAGGCGTGACCCTGAGTGGGCGAACACTTGTGATTTCGCTCGTCATAAGCGCCTTGAGTTGGTTGCTGAGAACACCGAGAACGTGGGCTTCTCTGAGTTCAGCGAGAAGTATCTGGGTGTGAAGGTGTGGCCTCACATGCAGAACGTGGTGGATTTGATGGAGGGGCGCGACCCTCAGTGGTTGCACCCGAGCATGGTGTACGAGAAGGGCACTTCCGGTTTGAGCCGGTTGCTGGTGAATGTGCCGCCGAACCATGCGAAGTCGATGACGGTGAGTATCAATTACGCGACGTATCGGGTGTGTAAAGACCCGAACATCAACGTGATTATCGTGAGCAAGACTCAAGATCAGGCGAAGAAGTTCTTGTACGCGATTAAGCAACGCTTGACGCACCCGAGGTACGCGGAGATGCAGGCGGCGTTTGGCCCGACGGATGGTTTTAAGGCTTCCGCTGATGAGTGGTCTGCTACCCGCGTGTACTTGGGGGGCGACCGCGATAGTGACTCCAAAGACCCCACCATTGAAGCGATTGGTATGGGGGGAATGATTTATGGATCGCGTGCGAACCTAATCATCCTCGACGACGTAGTGACGTTGACGAACAGTGCTGACTGGCGTAAGCAGCAGGACTGGATTCGTCAGGAGGTCGCGTCGCGTTTGCCTCCGCGTGGTGGTCAGTTGCTCGTGGTGGGTACGCGGGTTGCGTCGATTGACTTGTACAAGGAGTTGCGTAACAGCGAGCACTACACCGACGGTCAAGTTCCGTGGAGTTACCTGGCTATGCCAGCGGTGTTGGAGTCAACGCTCGACCCGAAGGATTGGGTGACGCTGTGGCCCAAGTCTGAGCAGTCATTGATTGAGGATGACGTGCCGGACGAGGATGGGATGTTCGAGCGGTGGAGTGGCGAACGCTTATCGGCTGTCCGTAATGAGGTCGGGCCGAGTAAGTGGAGTTTGGTTTATCAGAATTTAGACGTAGCCGAGGATGCGATCTTCGACCCGGTGTGCGTTAAGGGTTCCGTGAACGGCATGAGGAGTGTTGGTCCCCTGTCGTCCGGTGTCGCTGGTCACCCGAAAGACCCTGAAGGCTTCTATCGGGTGATAGGTATTGATCCAGCGATGAGTGGCGATACGGCCTCCGTCGCCTATGCGGTTGATCGGAGAAGTGGCAAGCGGTATGTGATGGATGTCGATGTGATGACATCACCTACGCCAGCCGCGATCAGGACACTGATCCGTAATTGGGCAGAGCGGTACAAACCGCATACGATTATTGTTGAGTCCAATGCGTTTCAGTTGTTTCTGACGCAAGATGAAGAGATCAGGTCATACCTGGCAGGCAAGGGTATCTCCTACAGGCCGCATCACACGGGTTCCAACAAGCAAGACCCTGAGTTCGGTGTGGCTTCCCTTGCCCCTCTTTTTGGGACGAAGACGCAGAAAGAGAATCAAGTAACGGTTAAGCACGCCGGAGACAATCTGGTGGAGTTACCTGCGACGACTAATGAGAATGTCAGGAAACTGGTGGAACAGTTGATTACCTGGCAGGCAGGTATCCCCCCGAAGAAGTTGAAGCAGGACGCTGTGATGGCGTTGTGGTTCGCGGAGATTGTTGCACGCGAGCAGTTGTTCCGAGTGAGCAGCAATAGCCAAACCAATTTCATGTCGAATGAGTTCGTGACGAGGGGCGACAGGAACGCCCAATACTCGATTGATCTCAACGACTACATATCTGTTTAGGACTTTTATGGCGACGTATGCCGAGCGTTTCGATCAGATGCGGAGACGCTTCTCTGAGCGCGACCGCAAGATGAACATGGTTGCTCAGGCGCGTAGAGGCGACCTGGCTTCTGTGTACCCAGCGTTGTTCCCCGAGGGCATGTGGTCTCAGCCGATCATCGCAAACATGATCGACATCGTGGCGAAGGACTTGAGTGAGCAGGTTGGCGTTCTGCCGACTATCTCTGCTTCCGGTGACTCGGCTCTTGATGAGAGCGCGAGGACGAAGGCTGATAAGCGCACGAAGATAGCGAACTACTACCTCGCTAAGTCGAGGATGAGTAGCGAGATCATTCGAGCGGCTGACCAGTTGATTACGTTCGGTTTCGTTCCGTTGCGTGTCGAGCCTAACTTCAAGGATGGCTGCCCACATATCACCGTCGAGTATTCGATGGGGTCGTACTGGGATCAGGATCGCTTCGGTGAGATAAACGTTTTTGCTAATAGTTTCCGCAGGAAGGTCGGCGATATCGCGGCTAAGTTCCCCGAGGCCGCTGACAAGATCAGGTCGTCCATGCGTGACGATGATTCCTACATCACGGTTGTCCGGTGGACGACTCCTAACGAGATCGTCATGTTCACGGAGAACGATGTAGTCCTGACTCGCCAAGAGAACTTGATGGGCACGATCCCCGTGGCCTTGGCGAAACGGCCCACGTTTGACGGAGGGGTTAGCGGTCAATTTGACGACGTTCTGCCCGTGTATGCAGCAAAGGCACGGCTGGCGCTACTTATGTTGGAGGCCACTCAGAAGAGTGTTGAGGCTCCACTAGCCATCCCGCAGGACGTAACCCAGTTGAACGTGGGGCCAGATTCGGTCATCAGGAGTAACACGCCAGAGAAGATTCGGCGGGTTAGCCTCGATGTACCGCCCTACTCGTTTGCGGAGAACAACATCCTGAGCGACGAGTTGAAGTACGGGACTCGCTTCCCCGAGTCTCGCGCCGGTCAGTCGGACGGAAGTATTGTCACTGGTCAGGGTGTGAAGGCTTTGCAGGCTGCCTTCGACCAGCAGGTGAAGGTTTCCCAGGCGATCCTTGGTGAGGCGCTGGGAGATGCGATCAGTTTGGCTATGCAGTGCGACGAGACGTACTTTGCTAACCGGCAGAATCAGGTTTCGGGGAAGGTGAACGGCGTACCGTTCAGCCTGAAGTACAGGCCAAGTTCGGACATTCAGGGCAATTACGGCGTAAACGTAGATTACGGACTTCTCGCTGGCCTCGATCCGAACCGTGCGCTGGTGTTCGCGCTGCAAGCGCGAGGCGACAAGTTGATCTCACGATCCTTCACTCGCCGACATCTACCTATCCAGATCAATCCGTCCGAGGAAGAGCGTGCGGTTGACATGGAAGACATGCGTGACTCATTGAAGCAAAGCATCCAGGCTCTCGCTTCAGCGATTCCCGCTCTGGCTACCCAGGGTCAAGACCCCATGAAGGTTGTGAACTCCCTTGCAACTGTCATTGACGAGCGCAAGAAGGGTACGCCGATTGAAGTAGCGGTGAAAGAAGCGTTTCAGCCGCCCAAAACTGAACAGCAAGAAAAACAGCAACAACCCCAAGAAGAACAAATACCGGGACTACCGGAGAACACGGCTATGCCGGGTGCGGAGATGCCAGAACAGCGGCCTCCGATGTCCATGCAGAACCTTCTCGCGGGTCTTTCCGGTTCGGGAAGTCCGGTTCTCAAGGGGAACGTACAAAGACAGATCCCAGTTTAGGAGAAACACAATGGCACTTGGAACCCAAGGTGGTAAAGGAACTGCGCCTGTGGCGAAGCCCATCGTTGGACCGCGTTACCAGGGCAACATCCCCGGTGGTGGATCGCAGCAGCGTCCCCAGGGTGATAAGCCCAAGGGTATTGGCGCTGGCGGCTCGAAGGTTAAGTGATGTCCGACTCGACCAGAGCGGGTCGGGTGAAGTCGAACATGCCGCGCAGAGCGGGGAAGGTAACCGATCTTATCGGTAAACCTTCTCGACGCTACAAGAAGCGGAAGACGACAAAGCAGAAGATTCTCGCTGATGATGCTCGCGGCTATCGCAAGCGCCGCGTTCAAGAGTTGCGTGCGGCTAAGGATGCCGACCAGTTGAACTACTTCATCGGCAAGAACAGGCCGCGCAGACCAGTTAATTGAGGAAATGATGGCTAGAAAATTTGGCGAACCGCCAGGTCAAACACGAACTAAGAGGCGAAAGAAAAAGAACGCTTACTCGAAGTTTGGATTAGCCCCGGCTTTTGTGGGGAATGTCGCTAAGGGAATCGGCGAAGACCTAGTAAGTATGGGTAAGACCGCGTTCGATCCGCGCCTTCCATTCATGCGGGAGAAGAACGCTGAGAAGGTGAAGCGAGACGCTGCCCTTCTAGGGATGACCGTTATCCCTGGTGGCAAGGTCGTAAAGCCGATTGCCAATGCAGTGAAGGGCACCAAGAAGACCGCGAAAACTACTGGCACTTCTACCGTCAAGAAGACGACGAAGAAGGCAGCGGCTAAGAAGACAACCAAGAAGACCACGGCAAAGAAGACCAAGCCCGATCTTGGTTACCCCGGTGGCCTCTCCCCCAAGCAGACTCCGCTAAAGGCTTCCATTCGCAAGAAGTACAAGGAAAACGCCGCTAAGCGAAACAAGGGTGACGGTAAGGCACCTCCGGTCACGCGGAAGCCAGCCGATAGTGAACTTCTCACCCCGCAAGAGATGGCAGATAAGGCTGCTACGGGTCGCCTCAAGGACATTCAGCGTCTACGCAAAGACAAGAGTCCTAAGCCTAAGAAGAACAAGATTAAGTCTGACGGCCCCGGTGAAAAGAGAGTCACAACAAAACCGAAGCGTAAGAACAAGTACAAGCCTACGCCGACAACCACTCGCAACACCCAAAGGCCAGATCCCGATGCACGCACAGGAACGCCGACAGAGGCTCAGCGTAATGAGATCCTGAATAGGGCCAGTGGCGGTAAGTGGAAAGACGGGAAAGAGCCGTTCGGACCCCGCGAGAAGGGCGACAGGGCTGGCTACAAGGGCAAAGAGAAGGCCCACCAGCGAGCCAACGAGCGTGACAAGCAGAAGCGAGAAGCGGAAAAGGGATCGGGCAAGACTCCTATCCAGCGTGAAAAGACGGAACTGGATAAGGCTCGTCGGGATAAGGCTGGTGGCACGAGCAAGGTAGAAAATGCCATCAATGACACGAAACTTGGTGGCAACCCGACTATTTCCCAGATGAGTCCCAAGCAACTTAAGAGGGCACTCGCCAATCCGAGAAGTTCAGAGTCTCGCCTAATGAAGCAACTTGAGAAGCGAGCCAAGCGCGGGAATCTGCGTGAAGGTGAGATGCAGGTTCTCAGTCGGCTCCGAGCAAACTCCCCGAAGAACGCATCTGCGTCTGAGGCAGAAAACCTGATGCAGTACACGATCAGGCCAAGCGGTCAGCCCGACAGGGTTGCGGGAACTATCAACCCCCCGGCGATTCCAAAAGCCAGTAATCAGAAGTGGCGAGGCGAAGGCGGCAAGGGCGCACCGAAGGGTCCGACAGGTGGCGGCGCTAAGCGCGGCGAGAAGATCACCGAGAGGACTGGTGCTGAGGACGGCGTTACCCGCAAGAAGGGCACGGGTGGTCAGAAGCGTCGAGTCATCAAGCCAAGCACAGACGTTGCTGTATCCCGTGGTGGTCCTCGCGGTCAGCGTGTTGGTGGAGGTTCTTCATCTGGTCGTAAGCCAATCGCACTTGGTTCCGGCAGGAAGGCACCGAGCAAGGATGTCGTCAAGGGTGAAGTGGTTCGCGGAGGCCGCAACAACAGCGGCAGTAGTAGCGGTGGAACTAAGGGCCGCACTCGCCGTGAACCTATCGACCTGAAGACTCGACCACGCGGCTCTAGGGCTAATGCTGGCGCTAAGGCTGGATCAGGCCCACGGGCTATTGGTGGCAGGAAGGGCAAAGAGGTTGCCGTTCGTGGAGCGGGAACTGTTGCCACCAATACGCGCAACCAGGCTGCTGCCGCTGGCTCGAAGAAGAGCAAGAAGGGCGCTCTATTGGCTCTCGGTAGTGGCGCTGCTGCCCTCGGTGGAGCGGCAGCGATGGTAAGTCAGTTGGGCGAGAAGGCCAAGGAGACCGCCCCCGCTGCCGAGAAGGATACGACTGCTGCACCTGCAACGAAGTTGAAGGACAAGTACGGTCGCCGGATCAGCCGCGAGGAATTCAACAAGCGTGAGGCTTACCGCAAGCGCCTATCCAAGATGACTCCCGATCAAGCGAAGCGTGCCCGTAAGAAGGAAATGAAGCGGCGCGAGCAGTACCGCAAGAGCGAGGGCAAGAGGGAATTCGGTAAGGAAGCAAAGGGAATCACCCGAAACAAGGAACTTGCTGAGGGTGTCTCTAGCCGCTACGTCAACGCGAAGTTGAAGCGAGCAAAGACCGAAGCAGAGCGCAAGGCAATTCGCAAGAAGTACAAGCGCAAGAACAAGAAGTAGGAGGCTGTCGTGCCTGCTGGTGGATACCAAGCACCGCGAAAGCCTGCACCCGTGAGCGGCCCTGGCTCGCTGTCTGAAAGAACGGACGGCGTGCCGGGGCAAGCCATTCAGGATTTACCTAACGCTGGCTACGGGGAGCAGAAGGACTTCCAACAAATTCAGAAGTCGGCAAAGATGGCGAAAGCCCCAATGCCGAAGATCACTCCGCTTGATGCTCCGACAGAGCGACCAGGGGAACCCATTACTGAGGGTAACCCGATGGGGCCAGGTCGGGGGCCGGAAGCCTACGGGCTTACGAACAGCATCAAAGAACTTTCCAAGCGCGAGATTGGTGATATCGCTAACGCTCTCCCCCTACTAGAGGGAGCGGCTAACGACCCCAATGCTCCTCGATCATTTGTCAGATTCGTTCGCTATTTGAGGGATAATGCCTAGCCTTCCAGAAGATATTTCCGCAGCGGTCGATGCCCTTGGTGTCGAGTATGTCGGAATCGTTTGGGGTATCGGCATGACTCCTTGGGAGTCTGCTGAGCAGCGTGACTCGTTCCTTCGTGCAGTGACGGAGGATCAGCGTGCGTAGGTACATAGGCGACGAGGGCGCGACCATGACCCCTGTCGATAACATCGGTCAGCCGGTCTCTGTTGCGAGTCCTGACATGAGCGGTCAGATGATGATCGACGCTCAGCGAACAGCAGAGCGCACCGCTCTCGCGGAGCAAGATCAGCCGGGTTTGTTCGGTCGATTCCTCAACAACACTCTCACCGGCATTGATAACTTCTACAAGGAAGTTGAGTCGAACTACACCGCTGCTATTGACTTTGCTGGGTCAGCGATCACGGGTAACGAGCGCCTTGACCAAGAAGAGGTTTACGAGGTCTCGCCCGGTCAGGCTCTTGAGGCGAACATCAACGCTCTCGTTGATGACAGTATTCGGTTGGCTGATGATGACTGGCGGGAAAGCCAGTGGGGTGTCTCTAACCGTAACCCGCTCGATGATGACTTCAGGGTGAACGTCACCACTGGTGCGCTTGACTTCGCCATCGACTGGTTCCTCGACCCCCTCGTTCTCGTAAGCAAGGGCGCGAAGGTTCTCCGGTTCGGAACTGCCTTCGGCAGGCCCGTCCCCGGCATGAGTGGTGGCGGTCTAACGCACCGCCTAACAAGCGGTAAGGCTGGCGCGGGAGTCGTCAAGCAGGTAGGTGACGACATCGACCAGGCGATTGCCAACCCCAACATTCAGATCGGCAGCGTCGGCAAGATCAACCAGATGGCTAAGGATCTCGCCGCTAACGATTACAACTACGCGCTCACCGTCAGAGAGTTCAAGGGTCCGAACCAGGGTGCTCTGTCTACCGCTGCGGCGATGATTAACGACGAGCAGACGATGAAGGTTTTCCTCGGTGCCATGAGCGGGTCGCAGCGCCACATCGACCAACTCGCAAACATTAGGAACGACATCTACACGGGTGTTGTGAAGATGGCTCAGCCTGACCTGTATGAGCGTCTTGCCGTGAACACGGCTGAGTCGAAGATGCCGGTGGCGCTTGAGCGGTTCCTTGAGCCGGGGGCTGACGGCGTTAAGCGTATTGATGCCATGCGGAACAACAGTGACGAGTTTGACTCGATCCTCCGCGACATGGGTTACGACGACATCCAGGGCATTAACGCGGCTACGCGCCTGTCGCAAGAGGTTGGCGGGGGCGCTGTCATTCGTGACTGGCGCTCCCCCTACCAGTCAGCCATGTACAAGCAGCGGAACGCTCGCAAGTTGCGTGCGACTAAGCAGGGCACTGTTCCTGCTGCACGCGAGACCGTGTTCACGGATAACTTTGGTATGCGAACTCGCCTGTGGACCGGAACGGTGCAGGGCTTAAAGCAGTTTGCCGTTGGCAAAGAGTCCAACGGCTATGTGCAGGTCAGGGGCTTGGAGGCCGGTCGAGGCTTCACTGAGATCAGGGCTGCCGCCACGGACTCCTCCGTCTTGCGTAACTCTAAGTTCGAGCGTGAGGCTTTGGACATTTGGGGCAGGGCTGTTACCCCTGACCAGAAGTTCGTTGCCATCAAGGAGATTGAGCGTAGGGCTTTCGACATTCAGGTCGCGCACTACATAAGCAAGAGCAGTCGTGTCGGCGACGAGATGAAAAAACTTTCCTACGAAGATCAGCGCAAGGTCATGAAGGACATCACGACTCTTCGTGATGATATGTACAAGAAGATCGACGAGCGCCGCGCTGATCTCCTGAATCAGGTTCGCAACACGAAGCAGGCTTACGCCACGGTCATTGACCCCGATGATGGTGCTCAGGTTATTTTCGACAAGCGTCTGCGCTCGCAGTTATCTACCGCTGAGCCGATGCTTGACATGAAGGTGTTGCAGAAGACTGCTCGCATACTCGTCGATGATTTCGGTAGGCAGTACGATTTCACACAGAAGCAGAGCCTCAAGTCTGCTGCGAAGAAGGCCGAACCGACAGTCGAGCAGACCGCGAAGAACCTCAAGACTGCTGCGAAGAGAACTACACCACAGGACTTGGGTGGCGGCACCACCCTTCTTCGGGGAACTGAAAACTACTTGGACACGGGTCTTTCCCTTTGGAAGGCTGGCGTTCTTATCCGCTTGGGTTACACGCAACGTAACTTGTTTGAGAACTCTCTCCGCGCTGTCGCAACCATCGGGATTCTTCCGATGATCGCCAGGATGCCTGGTGGTGCCGTGAAGATCACGAACAACACTTACAAGCGTGGCAAGAAGGCGACCATCGTTAAGCGGTGGAACCGCAGGGCGGCTGAGGAAGCAGACAAAATCGCAAACTTCAAGGCGCGTATTTCTGCCGGAACTCTTGGACTAGAGAAGCAGTTAGCGGAGTCCGAGGCGCAACTAGCAGCCCTGATAGAGAAGATCCGCAAGACGGAACTAAACCTGACAGGCGACGCACAGAAGGTGTTTGGCGCTGAGGTGTTTGGTGCTACGGGTATCAGGGTTGGCGACGAATGGTTCACCCCCTGGGATGATGTCACTCGTGACTTGACCTCGATGGACAACACCAATCGCAGGACGTTGAGCGCCCTGATTGACGGTGAGGCTGACATGACTCTCAGCCAGCGTCAGTACATCATGGTGAACCCAGGTGATCCGCAGTATTGGGATGAGTTGAACCAGGCTGGCGTTCAGTTCATGGAGGATGAGGTCACTCGCCGAATCCTTCGAGGTGAGGACGCTGACTCCATCGTCAAGTGGATGAAGAGTAACGACGGTCGCTACTACCGCGATGACATGAAGACACCTATCCGTGGTGCTTCGGACTTCGTTGACGAGCGGTTTGAGATGGTCATGCGTTACCTGCCGACGGAGAAGTCACGGCAGATGGTGGCGAATGGTGACGTTGCTCCCGCGCAACTGAAAGCCGAACTTGGCTACTTGATGGATCAGCGGAGGCTCAGCCCCATTCATGGTCGTGAAGTTGAAGAGAAGACCAAGTGGTACGCGGGAGGACTTCTCGGCACCAGCAGGCGTGCTACCAACTTTGTGTTCAAGATTATTGGTGACCTTCCTGAGACTCACCTGAGTCGGCAGCCTTTCTATGACACGGTATGGCGCAAGGAGTTCAACTCTCGCGTCGCGCTCGCACAGTCTCAGGGTCAAGAACTAACGAAAGATGTTCTTGAGGGAATCAATCGAGGCGCGAAGCAGCAGGCATTGAGGGACTTGAAAGAGACCCTGTACACCATCGAGCAATACTCGACGATGGCGAAGTACCTGCGCTTCATCATCCCCTTCTTCCCCGCTTTCCAGAACACGGCATCAACGTGGGCGAGGATTGTTGCGAAAGATCCCGCCGTTATTCCTCGCGCAGATACGTTGTGGAATGTTCCCAACTCTCTCGGCATGGTTGTCGATGAGGACGGCGAGGTCGTCCCATATGACCGATATGGGTTTATTCGTGGTGGTGACTCGAACTTCATCATCATGCCGCAGGCAGTTCGGGACTACACGATTGAGAAGTTTGGCATCCCGTTCGACATTCCGCAGGGAAGTGTGAATGTTGTGTTCCCCGGTGAGACTCCGTTCTTGCCTGGTTTCGGGCCGCTTATCGGTATGCCCATGAACGCCTTCCTTGTGAACAAGCCTAATGTTCAGGAGTTCCTTCGGGACAAACTGGGTGAGACGATCTACAAGAACATCGTCCCCTTTGGTCGAACTAACCCAAACCTTTTGGCACCACTGGCTCCTAGTGGGTGGAGAAAAGTTACCGACTGGATGGGTGGGGAAGGTAACGATGTTTTCCTCGGGATCGCTGGCGCGATCATGCGTGATCTTCACTTCGCGTGGCTGGAAAACGGTGGCCTGTCCGACGAGAAGTACACGGCTGAGGAAGTCATAGACAAGACAAACAATTACTTCCTGATGAGTGTCCTTGCGTCATTCGCTGGCCCGGTGTCTGTTGCCCCTGGATCGGCGAACTCTCTTGCGTTGGGTTACTGGCGCAGGATGTTGGAAGACCCGACGCTTACTTACGACGAGCGGATAAAGCGGCTTGAGGAAAAGTTCGGGCCGAACGCTGCGGTCCTTGTCACTTCCACCTCGGAGAAGGTGAAGGGGATTGGGTACACGCTTGAGGATTACCAGCAGCAGGACAAGTACAAGGGGCTGGCTCGTGACCTCGGCGCGATAGACACCGACCTCGTTGGCTTGATTAGTAGCGGTGTTCCCGCTGGTGAGTTCGATCAGGGTTCTTACGTCGCCCTGGGTAAGCAGACCGTCCCTGGCACAAACACTCCCTACCGTGAGCGGAAGCGTCTGAGTCAGATGGAGGGCGACCTCACACTGAGTACCGCGTGGGATGAGTACAACGAGGTGAAAGAGGCTCGGGATAAAACGCTGGAACAAATGGGCGTGAGCATCAACAGCAACGCTGCGAGTCAAATACGCGATATGTGGAATTACTTCAAGTACGACTACATGGAGCAGAAGTACGGGCAGCCGTGGGCTACGGCGATCAACGGCTATGAGAAGAGCCAGGGTCAGGCGTTGCAGGGCATCACGGTTCTACTCAACAACGAAGAGTTCATGAGTGAGCACGGTGATGAACCGATGTGGATGCAGGTTCGTGAGTACATGGAAGTGCGAGCGTCTGCACAACAAGCAATCTTTGAGGGTGCTGACTCTAGCACCGTGAACGATATGTGGGCACAGTACCGAGAGCAGGTCCGGTACTCGACTTTACTGTTCAGCGACTTCTTCGATATGTACTTAGAAGACGATGAAAGTATTCAAGACTACGCGGCGGTGGACTAAGTGAGTATTGATTTTACTGGTGTTGGGCAGGGTGTTACTACCACCTCCACCATCCCCAACTTCGGCGAACTGATGGCCGCGAAGGGCATTACTCCTCAGACGGCATCTCCGGTGAGCAGTGCGGGTGGTGGAGTCCCTAGTGTATTCAATGTCCCCGTTGGCCCTGTTTACACGACGGGAACAAACACTTTCGTCAACCCTGATGCTCCATACATCTCCAAATACGATGCTCGACGACAAGAACAACTTACGAAAACCAACGTCGAGATCAAGAATGAACTCCTGAAAATAAAAGCGACCGACCCAGAGGCGTACAAGCAGTTTGAGAAAGATATGGAGAGGTCTGGGTACGACAGCGTTGATGACATGCTTTACGGGGCACACCTCGCACAGATGGATGTCAACGAGTTCCTGCAAGAACGTGTTAATTCCGGCTTGTTTGGCGGTGGAGGGTCGGGAGGCCCGACGACGACAGTCACAACGAACGAGTCCAACCGTGGTCAGGCGTACCAGACGGTCAATCCTCAGTTCGAGCAGGGTTTGGGTCGTCAGATAACCGCTGACGAGTTGACCGAGTTCAGGGACATGCTCAACAAGTTCGAGCGTGAGAACCCGTACATCACCAACTCCGGTCGGGGCTACTCGAAAACTACCGGCGGCTTCAATCCTGCCGAGTTGTCTCAGGCTTTTGTTCAGGGCCAGGAGGGTTACGCGGAGGCCCAGGTTGCCATGAACTTCATGGGTGTTCTCGACAAGATCCTGAAGAACCCAGAGGGTCTTGGAGAGACGCTTCAGGAGAGGATGAACTAAATGGTTTACAACCCCCTGGACCGTGATGGCGACGGTGACGTAAGCAAGAAAGAGCGCAAGAAGTTTGAGAAGCGCGGCGTAGGGATTAAGCCGTTCGAGACTCGACGGTACGCGGAACAGTTTGGTTACAGCGCCAACTACCTGAAGAAGAACCCTGCCCTTGTTGAACTATTCAATGAGATGATCTTGGAGAAGGTCACTAGCCCCGCCATTATTGAGGCGAGGATCAAGGGTTCCGACTGGTACAACCAGTACAACGCTCAATGGATGGAGCGAGATAAGACTCGCTCTGACATGGGCGAGGATGCGTTCATCGAGTTCATCAATCGTGACGTTGAGCAGTTGCGGAAAGAGTTTGTAAAGCAGGGCGCTACACCTCCGTCTGATGCTGTGCTCCGTGATATCGCTGAGAAGTCTTGGTACGGGCAGAGTGAGCGTCGTGACGCTTACGCTGACTACGACGAAGAGTGGCTGCAAGACACGGTAAACAGTTACATCGACTTCGAGAAAACTCAGACTCTAGCCAACGGCACCGTCATGTATGACTTCGATGGGGTCGCTGGTAGTGCCGCTGACGAGTTGTACAAACTGGCTCGGGATTACGGCATCGACACTTCGATGAGTAACGAGGCGTTCACCAACTGGTTCCAGAACACGCTTCGCCTGTATCTCGATGAAGATATCGAGCAGAGCGAGTTGGATCAGGGTGTTAAGGACATGGCTCGGAAACTGTACCCAGGCTTGTCTTCGCAGATTGACAGCGGGTACACCGTTCGCACGGCTATGGACCCGTACCTGACTGCGGTGGCTCAGGAGTTGCAGTTGCCGGAGATCGACATTAACGATCCTTTGATGCAGAAGATCATGGGTCGAGTAGATGACAAGGGGCAGTTCGTTCCGATGAACCTTTGGGAGGCAAAGTTGGAGGCTCGCAAGGATGAGCGGTTCGACTACACCTCCACCGCCATTGAAGAGAAGACCGATCTTGCCTCGCGGATTCTCAAAGACTTCGGATTCTTGGGATAGCGCATGGGTTATGAGGAAGATTTTCGCGCCTTGGGCTTTGGTCCGATCATGGACTGGCTGCGTAGCGACGAGACATTCAGCACCGAGCCTGCACCCCTTACGGGTGTCGGGCGCGAGAGCGCCGACAAGGACATCTACGGCAACCCGAAGACTCCTGATGGTTCCTACCTAGTTCCTTACCAGCCACCTAAACCGCCGCCGCCCACAGTCGTAGGCACTTACCAGAAGCGAATCCTTGGTGGCTGGCTCGTCACGATGGAACGCTTGTCTGACGGCACTGAGCGTGAGATCAATCGTGAGTCTGCACGCTCCGCTGGTAACGCAGTGGAGACCATGTTCCAGAATCTTGGTCTTGGTGCCGCTCTGATTAAGTCAATGACGGACGCGATCAATCAGGTTTACAACGAGTACCTCGACCCGTCTGAGGGTCAGATCCTCAATGTGATCTACAACTCTGATGCGTACAAGCA